CGGGCATTTCCTTACTTCTCGATGGGAGTGAGGGAAGGGAGCGCCCCGCCCCTGATGATCGAAAAGCGGGTGATCATCAGGGGCGGAGACGTCGCAGGTTCTCGACGGTCGGTCGGTCGGTCGCTGATACGCCACGCAGGGCATTACTCCTACGTGAGGGCGGGATATGTCGACGGCTCTCACGTGCCGGCACGCCCACCTCGAGTGCCGGACCGGCCTGTTGGTGGAGCGGTACCAAACCGGCACGCCCGCTCTGCACGGGGGACGCTGGGCCTCTCGTATGGTCACCCTGCTCACGCGGTGGGTGACAACACGTCCTTGGCGGTCGACTCCAGTACGCGGTGGTCGTGCATGTACGGGGCCGCGCGGCAACGGGACGTTGGGCACCCGGGCGCGGCTATGGGCGCGCCCCGGTCCGCGGTTGCTACCTGACTCCGCGGTTCGCGACCCTCGGGGACTAGTCGAGGTTGCATGACAGTGCGACGTGGCATGCAGTCGGCAGGCTGTTTCCGGTAGCCTGTCACCTATTGGTTGTTCTGGTGAAGTCAAGATCGCACGGCGCCGCGCAGGTTGACAACCTCGCCGCGCCGTCTTTCTTTGCCCGGCGTGTTCGCTCACAGCGAACACGCCCCGGCGGCGAGGTCGAACAGTTGCAGCTGCACCGGGCGCGCCGCGGTCAGGACTTGCCTGCCGAGATGCTCGGCGTACACCGGCGGGATGCACTCACGAACCCCCTCACGGGTCATCCACGGCACGCCCATGTCGGCGCGTACGTAGTCGACGCCAGAGAAGTTGCCGACCGCGTGATACCAGTCGCCGGGCCTGATCGGCCGGCCCATTTTGACCGTCGGGTGAGTGTGGGCGGGGTGCTCAGGAACCCTCAGCGTCATGTTCGACTCGAATAGCCGATGCCGGTATGTGCGCAGGCCGAACATGGCGCCGCACAGCATGACCGGATCAATCAGCGGGTCATCGTCGTCGCCGTCGGGAACCACGTTCTCGATCACGTAGGGCAGGCCAGACTCGATGCACAGTTCACGGAACGGCGCGATGAGCCGCGGGTGTTCGCGCCCGCGGATCTTCTGGCACCGGGTCCGGCGCTGGCAGGGCGGCGACCCGGCGACCAGCGAGTACCGGCTGATTTCGCCACTGTCGATCAACCGGCGAAGGTGCACCAGCGCGTCAGCAACGATGACCTTCTCGGGTGCGTAGTGATGCGGTTGCGGGTTGAGGTCTACCGGCGTTACCACGAAGCCGGCGTCTTCATATCCCCTGCATGCGCCACCCTGGCAACAGAAGTAGACCAGGGCGCGCGGGGCGGATTTCGGTTGAGGCATGCAGTTAGGCACTTCCTAGATGGCGGGGCGCGTGCCGGCGGCAGTAGACCGCGCCGGTGCACGCCGGGCAGAAGCGGGCGACCAGCCACACTCCGCGGGGCGGGCAGTCATGCTCAGGCCGGTGCCGCTCCGCGCAGCCGGGGCGGTGGCAGCGCGGCCACTTCAGGGACACGTCGGCGCGCGGGGTTGCGCTAGGCACGGGCGCGCCGGCGCTTCGCGGTGATGTTCCACTTCGCTAGCTGCACGATCACCAGGCGTGCGCACTCGCGGCCGAACGGCCCTTGCTGCCCTGCTTGGCCTTCGACGTAGACGGCGCGTTTGACGGGCCGGTGGCAGCGGTGACAGGTGATCGGGTCAGCGGGGGCCACGGTGCAACCCCAGACGCTTGCGGGATTCGATCAGGTCCTCGACGTCGGCGCGCCAGTACATGGGCCAGCTGGCACCGACGGGCCGGTAGCTGCGCAGGATCTTGCCGGGGCCGGTCGTCCACCGGTGGACGGTGACGGTGGACACGCCGGCGCGGCGCAGGACTTCGGCCTGCGAGAGCCAGTCGTCCGGGTTCGGGAGCGGCAACGCCGTATCGATGAAGGAGGGTCGCGCATTCATGTAACCACTCTAGACATCGGTGGTAGGTCTCGTCTACCGTCTCCGGCATGACGACAACCGAGCAACACACCCACGCCGACGAGCGAGGAACGGCGATCGCCGGCATCCGGGCGATCGCTGACTGGCTCGAGGCCAACCCGGACGTTCCGGCGCCGCACCACGTCGAGCTGGCCTACTTCGACCAGAACCGGCGCGACGAATCGGTCGCGGAGGCGTCCCGGATCGCGGAGACGCACGCCGGGACCAAGCACAACGTCGGCGACGGCCGGTGGGTGCACGTGAAGCTGCCCGTCGGCGGCGTGAAGGGCATGTACACGTTCTACGTCACCGCGACGCCGGCGCAATCGGAGGCTTGGTGATGGTGATCTCTACGGATCTGGTCCACCTCGCCCAGCAACAGATGGCGCGGGCGCTGGCCGAGGACAACCCGGCCGCGCGGCACTACTGGCAGACGGCCGAGGGCATGGCCCAGGCCGCGGCCTCACTGGATGAGGCACCGACGACGGTGACGCTGCACAGGATCACGATCGACGCGTTGCACGAGCAGGCCGCGCGGCACCGTAGCGACGCGACCCGGGTCGACACGTGGTCGCACGCGTCGGCCGTTGCGGCGCGGGCGTTGCCGACGGTCCGCGGGTCGATACAGGCGTGGCGTAACGCGGTCATGAACGTGATCCACTCGTGGGCGATCGCTGAGGACGAGGACAGGTGGATCGCCGACCTGCCGGCGTGTGACCAGCCGTGCCGGGCAGGCGACGAGTGGGCACAGATCGGGCACCGCACCGATTGCCGGCGCGGGCGGGCGTGGCGCGCCCGGTACAAGCTCGATCACAGCGTTGGTGTTTGGCCGAGGGAAGGGCAGGGACAGTGAAGGAACTCAACGGGCCGATCAGTGAGCGGCTGCGCCGGCTGTTCGGCAAGGATGTCAAGCGCTGGCCGGCGTACCGGGCGTCGGAGTCGAAGTCGATGCCCGCGGACACGTACACCGGGGTGGACCTGTCGGTGCCCGGCAAGCGCGGGCAGACTGGCCGGCACCGTAGGACATGGAGGTAAGGCGTGGAACCGTTGAGTGAACCCTGCCCGGCGTGCGGCGGCGGCGGCACCGGACCCGAGGACGTGGCGGCGGCGCGGCAGGCGATGGCCGACTGGATGACGCAGGTACGTGAGGCGCGGGCGACGTTCGCGCAGGCACGCGCCGACACGGACATGCCCGGCAACCCGTGGGACCACGCGGCGTGGAAGTCGTCGCGGGAGTACGCCGCGGTGTACGCGCAGCGTCCCGCGGCGGCGCCGCCGATCGGGTGCCGCGACTGCGCGTACGTCGGGACGGTGCCGACCGCTGACGGGCGGGCCGTGCTGGACTTCCTTGCCGTGCACGGTGAGCAGGTATGACCGCTCACGAGCGGGCACGGGCGTTGCTCGCCAGCGGCGAGGCGGCACGGGCGGCGCGCTGGCCGCTCGCCGAGCGGGCCGCCGAACTCGAGCGGGTGTGCCAACCTGCGTCACGGCGGGCGGCGAAACGGACAGGCGGGTACTATCCGGGTTAGACGCTGCTCGGATAGTCGTCACAACTGCACGGCTGCGTCTGTCCCCCTCGCGTGATGAGCGCAACGAAGCCCCGTACCGGTTCGGTACGGGGCTTCGTTGTGCTGGTCATCCGTACGGGCAGTGTCCGGCCGTCCGATTGGATGGATGGTGCGCGACCCGTAGCCTTCCGAAACCGCGGACCGTGCACCTACCCGGGGACCCTACTTGCTCGACGTGGTGCTGGTCGAGGCCTTCGACGTCTTCGACGCGGCCGAGGTGGACGCCGGCGCGGTGAGGCCGTCGAGCTTGTTCTTGACGTCCCACAGGTCCCGCGACAGGTAGTACAGCGCGGAGTTGACGCCCATCTGCGGGTTCGCGTCAGTGTCAGGGACAGGCTGCCCGTCCGGGCCCAGGCGGTCAACGACGTCGGCCTGGGCGGCCCGCTCGAGGGCCTTTTTGCCGTTCGGGGTGTTCGCCCACCCGTCCATCCGGGCGTTGAACGTGGCCTGATCCATCTCTTCTCCCCAGGTCTCGGCGATCCCCCACGGGGACCGGTCGGCTTCCTTGCTGCTGTTGCTCGACGCCCCGAAGTGGGCGTGCTGCGTGTGTCCGTTGTCGCCGCCGTAATCGACCCACGACCAGCCGGTTGACGGTGTGGCGATGAGCCGGTTCCAAATGATCTCGACGAGGCGGTTGTCGTCGCCGGCCTGGTGGTTCTTGCGAATCTTGTTGACGGCGGCGTCGAACGTCATCGGCGAAGGCCACGGCCCGGTAGCGTCAACGTCGAGCGCGCGGACGTCGGGTTTCTTGTCGGAATCGGTCTGCGGCGTCTTCGAGCCGCTGGTGTCGTCCGGGTTGTGGTTCGACGACCGTTCCTGATGCGCCTCGTCGCCGATCGTGCCGTCGGATGACTTGTCACGATTCGGGGCGACTTCGTTGAATTCGTCGCGGAGTTCCTGTAGGCACGGGACTAATTCCCAGCTCATGGGGTGCCCTCTCGTCGGGCCGCGGCGACGCCGCGGGCGATGCCCTGCTCAACGGCCGCTTCGATCGAAGCGTGCATACCGCCGTGCGTCTGCGCGAGCACGTCATCGATTTTGGCTGTCTGCACGTCCTGTTTCGCGTCGAGCTGCGACGCCTTGCGGGTCGTGGCGTACTGACTGGCGATGGTGCCCAGCGCCAGGGCGGCGAAACCCGCGATGGCGGCGGCGTCCCAACCCGACCAGACCAGGAAACCGACGAGTCCGGCAATGGAGAGAATGCCGACGGATACGACGATTGCCTGGGGCGTAGTGTCGATCTTCAATTCGGTGTACCCCCTGCTCAGAGCGGGTCTCATTATCTCACCTCCCAAGGTCATGATGCGGCTTTATAGATCACCAGGTAACGGACGTTCTGGCCGCTGGCGACGTCCAAGAACGCGTTGGTGTTGCTGACGAAATGCAATTTGTCCAGGCTCGCCGCCATGTACGCGGTGAACGTCTGTGACGCCGGCGGCGTGCCGCCGAAGATCCCGCACACGCCACAGATCAGCCAACGCTCGGCAGCGGTGACGGGCAGGCCGATCGCGGCACCGTTCGCCGCTGCCGCGGACGCGGTGATCTCCGCCTGGGCGATGATGATCGACCCGGCGCCGGACCCGAGGCGCCAGTAGCCGGCGCGGGTCGTGGTCTTCGCGATCGCCGCGGGGGTGCCGCTGATCTGGTTGTTGGCGAACGTCGGCGTGAACGTCGTCCAGGTCTTGAGCCCGGTGAACAGCGCTTGGATCGTGGTCAGGTCCCCGTCGACGTCTTCGGCCAGCTCTTGAATGTCGGTGTGGACGTTGACGGCGTCCGCTGAGCCCGGATAACGCAGCGAGAAGTTCGTGGTCGTGCCCATCGCCTGCCCCCTTTCTAGGTGGTACGTGACCAGTCGATGACCAGCGTAAACGCCGGCGGGCGGGTGCCGCGGCCGTCGAATTTCAGCCACGGTGACCCGTCGGCATCGTAGAGACCGA